GGAGCCTTGGCCTGGGAAAGATACTACAGGATTCACACCTGCCTTATACAATGTATCTCTCTGTGCTTTGGTTGGAGAATAAGCTAATTTAACAACGTTCTTGATTACACCTCTATTGAAACCAGCAGGTGAGAACCAAGGATCATTTGTAAAGTCTGTTCTTGCACATAAACCTGCCGTATCGCCATTTAAAGGAATCCAACGATATACATCATTATATCTATCGTACTGATACTTCCAACCTGAATCCATAACTGCATAAGATGTATTAAAGTTCAAATTAGTGTTTCTATGATCCACTGCATTAGTAACGGCAGTACCTGTATCTGTTACTCCAACAACATCAGCCAATTCTGGAGATACGAACATTACGCAATCTTTTCTAACTTCTACAACTGCGCTTCTAATATGTTCTGCAACTGTTGAATTAACACTACCTGTAGGAATCAAGCTAATATCTATTTCTTCATCATTAGCAAATAAACTCCAAGAATTATTTAGATCAGCATTTGATAATGATGGTACAGAACCACCTGATAGTGATACTGTTATATTTGATGCAAGATTTCCATAATAAGAATTAGTTGTACCTGCTGTAACAGAGGCACCTGCATTTGTCATCAATGGATGATGGCTGCCCCACCAAATATACTTAGAACTTTGATTGATAACATCTTTGTAAAACAAATTAGTACCATCTGATTTCTTAGCATCACTTGCTTTAGATACAAATGCAAATTTTTCTAATACTGTGGCTTTCGTGCCACTAAACAATCCATCTTCATCAATAATGATAACATGCATTTCGTCATACGCATTAGCATTATATGCGCTAGCAGTTGTGGAAGTACCTGGCTTGCTATCGAACTCTCCGCTGTATTCCCATGTGCTATAAGTATTAGCATCCGCCATACTTACCTTTAGAGAATTACCAAGTGTTCCTGGGAATTTAGCAGCAAATAATACGTTGCCCTGTACTGCAGTAACGCCGGATGAATACGATGCGTCATAAACATCTGAATTTTTAATTGTTAAAACACTAGTAGTAATGATTGCATCATCATTACCCAATACGTTACCCAAATCGGTCAAAGGATAACCAGACACGTTTGCTACGGCATTTCTTGAAATAGAATTAGCAGCTCTAACAACTTGTAGATTATTACCATATGACAAAAAATTCGCAGCAGTGAAGAATGATGTAGCAGTTGTATCATTTGGTTTACCAAATAACTCAACCAGTCTGTTTTCAGATTCAACAGTAGTAACTTTTTCTACAGGGCCCCATTGAAATGCGCCAGCAAATGCGCCAGCAGAAGTAGATACTGCTGGGACTATATTTGTAAAGTCCTTTTCAGTAACTAGTACTCCTGGTGAAAGCTGAAATGCCATGTTCTTCTCCTTATTTTATAGAATATTCATTCTAATTTACTATTTATTTATAAAATATCGCATCTAGACATTTTCAAGCTGTTTTCTTCTAATTTTTTCCATGAGTACTTGAGGATCTTCTCTAAACCAAATATCTGAATCAATAACTTCTGTTTGAATATCGGGAGATATCCCATTATCTATAATACCAAATGGTGTAAGTTCTTCCTCAATAATTTTAGCTTGGTCCTCGAATAATACTTTTCGTAAATTACTATCTGTCAATTCTTTAAAGTACGGATCATTTGCTGCCCACCCCAATAATACTAGTGTCATTACTAAATCATCATGATATCCTTCATCTGCTTTATGCGTTCCTCTTACTTCAATGAATGTAGATATTTCAGAAATAATTTCTGCATCATGTATCAATAACTTATTATTTTCAACTAATCCTTTAAATGCAGTGCATCCAAGGCGTTTAACTAATTTAGTAGTTCTAACACCGAGAGTCGCTCCTTGTGTATAACCTGATGACAAATACTGCCCTGATCTTGAATGTGCTCCAACAAAGAACATATTTTCATATTCAAGATCCATGTATAATGAGTCTGCTACTTGCTGTCCGTTATCATTAATTTCAACAAGTACATATGCCTTGTTAAAGTCTTTAGCTACTTTATGAATAATGTCCGGATATAACAAAGGACTAACTTTATTATTTCTATATTTTGCAACTACGGTATACGGATATTTAGATATATCTGTTACTGTGAAAGCACAATAATCCCCACCAACACCTCTTGATGTGTCTGCTATTAAAGCGTATACGTGCCCAGATTGTGGTTCTTCAAGAACATCCAATCCATCTTTACTATAAACAGGTGTTTTGGCTGACATTCTACCAATAACATCTGGACTAATAAGTGTATTAGAAGAACCAAGAAACTTGCATAATACTTCCTGATTAAACTTAAGTTCACCAAGCATAGCTTTTTGCTCTGCTGCCCATTCTTCAGTTCTACCAGGTATTCTCCAATATGGAATAAACAATGGTACAAAACCATTTAATTTCTGTTCTGCTTCGTTCCAGAACTTCCAGAAATGATTATATCCTAATGGAGTAGAGGTTAAAAGAATCTTTGTAGTTTCACCGGAGGAAATTGTTGGATAAACAGATGTAAAGAATTCATCAGCAACTGTATTTGGAATAATTGCTGCTTCGTCAATGTATAACCAGTTTACAGATTTACCTCGAATACCAGAAGCACTTGTTGCTGCTGTAAATATTCTACAACCATTTTCTAATTCAATATCACCTTTGTTCCATGTCTTTACACCTTGCTGCATCCATATAGGCAAAAGTTCATACATTATCTGATAGCGATAAAGTACTTCTCGAGCAGCGGAGGATTTATTAGCTAGAATAGCAACGGTTTTGTTAGATTGAAATAATGTATACCATAGTATACAAGCAGCTGAAGTGATGGTTTTACCTTGCTGTCTTCCTTCCATCAATATAACTTTACGATTATTAAGAATAATATCTACTTTTTCTTTTTGGCAGTCGTAAAGTTTAAATGGAACTATACCCTTATCGAGAGATATAATTCTACAATAAGTTTCTATAAAATAAATGGGATCTTGACTACAAAGCATCAACTCCTTCACTTGATCTACAGTGAAGGTATGTTGGTAATCTATCGGTTTTAGATTTGGATTACCATTATATGAATGGTCTTCATTGCTCAATTGTTTTGCCGTCGTCTTTGTTGTTTAACATTTTCAACAGTTCTTCTGTTGAACCAGCAAACACTACATTATTTTGAGTTCCTATTTGAGGACTTGTTGCTTCTTTGCCTTTGATATCTTTAACTTGCTTATGAATATTTAAAAGATCTTTGGCAGTATCAGCCATTGTCTTGATTAATTGCCCCGTTACCTCATATGCCCTTGGATGCTCAGAATTTCGAGCAAAATTAATCATGTCATCAAGAGTACCTTCACCTTTTAGAATAAGTTTTCTCAAGGTATCTCTTGCTAAATCATAATCATTCTGCTGATCTAATTCATTATTAGAAATAGCTAACGGTAGATCTTTTGATTTTTCAGCAACAGGCAGATTAAAAAGGTCATTTAATTGTTCTATATTTTTCATCACTACTCATCAAAAGTTTCTAGAAAGTCATAATTTTCACCTGGCTTAGCTGTAGTAGGTGATACTGACGCAGTATAACTAACAAGTTTACCTGTTAAATCTTCTTTCTCATACGTATTAGCGACCGCAGTTCTAATAATACTCTGACGTTCTGCAGGACCAAAGAAGTTCAATTTAAGTGTAAATGTAAAAGTCCAAATTATCATTCGCCTTGTCATGAAGTCTGCTTCATAGTCATCTTCATGATTTATAGTATCTAATATAATAGGCAAATCATGTTTAATATTTAACTCCGGTACTGCTTTTAAAGTTAAATTAAAATCTGGATTAAAAAACGGTAATATCTGTTCTACTATTTGTAAACCATCGTCTTGATTTCTAGTGTACAAATATAACGAAATGCCCATATTATATGGAGCAGGGGCAAACTGTCTAGTTTGCGTAGTCAAAGAAGTATTATTTATTCTGTTCTGTTGAGTCGGGGCAATTTTTCTAGATGGGTCATATGTTATACCTGTCATCTCAAAAGACATACGAGGCAAAACTACTTCTGTTCTAGCATCAGTATCTGGATTAGGCAGCTGTTTTATTCTAGCTAAAAACTTTTGAGTAGGGGCATATGATAAGGGGACTCTTATAGTTTGAATCACTTTCCCTGTAGAATCTTTTCGATCTATGTTTATATTGTTGAACATATTACCGAAAGCTACTATAGATTTTCTTATAGTTCCCCAATAAAATTTTTGATTAAGCATTATCTATTATATACCTCACCAAAAGGATTTCTATCAGTAAAATCTAAAATATCATTTATGCCCTGATCAAAATATTCATTGTCTGCTGCTTTATCTATATCAACAGTTTCATATTCCTCTCTAATTACTACTGATAAAGTTTCATACTCTAATAAGAACTTATAATTATTTTCCAGAAGAATTTCGTAATTTTGAATATCCTGACCAAGTTCAGTAGTAAGATCATCGATCTCATCAATACCAGTATTGAATCTTTCTGAGCTGTACTGCATTAATTCACAGTATAATTTAAATACGTAAAGTTGACCCACTTGAAAAAATGGATCTTTCGTTTCTACTTTCTTTATTTCAAAAAAAGATTTGGTCAAAGGGAAATATATTACATCACCTTCAGCTGGTCTATTAGTTAAAACAGTATCACCAAATTGACCTATCACATTTTCCCATCTTCTTCTGGATACTATAAACGTTGCAGTGTCTCTTATTTCCAAACCAAATTTGGTAAGTAGTTCACCGTCTCCACCAAAACCGTCCACATTTTCCAAATACATTTCTAAAGGCTGAGCATAGGTATACGTATTAAGAACATCTTCATTCAAAATTAAATCTTCGTTCTCTTCCTTACGAGGAATATAATACGTATCAAAACCATAAATTTTAAGACACTCGATAATCAAATCTTCCATCAGTAGACTTTCTGAGCGTCTGCCCATGGGTATACCTGATTGGAAATAAAAGTTGGTAGCCATGTATAACTATTCTATTGACTTTCTATTGACACGGTGTTAGTATTCTCTATGAGCCTAGATGATAAGACTCATTATCCTGTTATGAAAGCAGGTGGTATTTCATATTTGCTTTGCATTTCACTCTCAAGATTAGCAATTTCATCCATTGCTTCTTGATAAATTACTACTCCATTAAGCGTTACACCGCCAGGTAATTGAACTCCAGCAAACTTCTTTAAGTTCTCTCCCCATTGTCTTTTCAATAAAGCAGTAGCATATTTTTTTAAAAACATATCATTGTAAACATCTGTAAATTCATCTGGATCTAATATACGATAACATTCGACGATCATGAATTCACCAACAGATGCATCTGCTTCCCAATCCATATCCACATACAATCTGTTCATATGTCTATTGAATCTAATTGGCTTTTGACCTACAAGTAACTGATTGATTAATTCAAGTTGTGTTTTCACTTGGCTATAGTATATCAAATCAGTTGACATTAAACTATACATATCATTAAGTAAAATTTGGTATCGAATATCAAACATATTCATACCATTTGATCTATTTGAAAACGGAAATACTCTTGTTATACCGATAACAGAATCGGATATATTAAAATACTGATTATCATACACACCTTTCGATACAGGATTAGAGGCAGCTAATGCACCTGAAATACCTGAAGTGGCACCAGTAACAGTTTCCCCTGCAGTAAAAGTTCCTGTTATTTTATATACTTTGATAGATGTAGCACTAGTTAATGATGTGATGATTGCAGTAGCGCCAGAAGATTGTCCTGTTATTTTTTCTCCGACACTAAAACTTAATCCGACCAATGAAGCAAGTGTAATAGTGGATGCAGTAATCTCAGCTTTTACAAAAGTCTGTTCTGTACCATCAAAATGATATTCGCGCCAAAATTGTAACGCGTCATCTATTCTGTCCTCAATTTGGTCATCATCTATGTTTATTTCTATAACAGGATGACCTAATCTTCTTAGACAGTAATCAATTAATGTTTGTCTGCTCGATGGAGCTGTCATTTTTAGCTTCTAATTCCTTGATTTTATCATTGGCAAATTTTAGCTGTGTTTCTAAAACTAAAATCTGATTATTTGTCAAATTTAATTTTTGCATTGTTTTATCTAACAATATTGTTAAAAACTTCTCATTGTCAATATTAATCATATTAGTAAGTGCCTCCATCCAAATGACCAAATACTGGTATACCTGTTGTACTTAATTGTAATACTTGTCCCGATGTTCCTGTAGCGAATCCAAATGATGTAGTTGTGTTTGGAAACATTATACTATTCGCGGTGAGTGTTGCTCTACCTGTACCACCATCTGCTACTGCTATAGGATTTAATAATCCAGAAACATTACCACCTGTTAAATTAGATACCAATGTTCCAATAGAATACCCTGTGCCACTAGTATCGACTACATTAGGTACTGAATCTGGATCACCTTCAAGACCTGTAAATAATTTAAATTTGCCAGAGTCAGATGCGTCTCTAAATAAACCTGCAAATTTTGTACCACTTGAAGTATATACACCGAAGAAACCTAAATCTAACGAATCAGCTGGATTCGTATTGCCCAATTTTAATAATGGGTCTTCCACAACTGTTACTGCAGTATTTAGTGTAGTGACCACACCATTAATAACAAGATTACCGCCTACAGTTAAATTGTCAGTAATTGTTACACTATTAGGTAATCCAAATTGTACTTGATTATTTGTTACAGTAGTTTCAATCTCATTTGCTGTTCCTGCAAATGTTAATGTATCAGTAATTAAACTGACTGTATCAGTGCCTGTTCCACCTGCAATCGACAAGTTAGTTGCAATAGAAACATTAGAAGCTGTGGTAATTCTACCATACTGATCTACAGTTATAGCAGGTATACTTGATGTATTACCATAAGTTCCTGCAGTTACCCCAGACACACCAAGTGCTAAAGTTACATTAGCAGTTTCTCCACCTTGACCAGATGCTACAAGTCCAGCACCTGCCAACACATTATTTACATAATCGCCAGTAGTATCTGCGCCTAAAGTGACAGAATTATTAATTACTGTTGCAGTTAGTGTCACATTAGATGAACCATCTATAGCAACGTTACCACTTAGATCTCCACCTAGCGTAATGTATCTTGGAACAGACCAAGAATTAGCAGTAGTGGCATTAGATACTGAAAGATTTACAGCACCATTTGCATCTCTTTTTACTAGGGTATTAGGTGTATTAACAGAAGTGGCTGATTCAATTATAGCAGTATAATACTTACCACCTACTCTATGAATGACATTTGAACCAGATTCAACGGATTCAATATACAATATTGCATTGGCGCCATTATTACTACCGTCTTGACTATAAGCTAACTCACCATTTTCAAGTATTCCATCAGTTGGAGCGCCAGCGCCAGTTGATCGTTTAATCTGAATAATAGTTGACATTTAGAACCTTCTTTTTAGATTTTATTAATAAGTTCCACCGTCAATAGCATCCACAGTACCTACTGTGATTTGTTGGCTAATCCATTTATTAGTTACTGTATCATAAACTAAAGTGTATCCATCTTGTAGATCTGTAGTGTCTACATTCTTTAAAGAATTCAAAGTAATAGCATCGCCGGTATTTTTTCGAACAACTATACCTGCTTGATTTTGTGTGCCTTGATTTACAACTATTGCTCTATTACTCATCTAGTTACCTCAGGCATAACTGTAATTATTCCCTCTATTACTCTTAATACTGATGCAGCATTAACTACTTCAAGATCATATACATATCTACCAGCTTTGATATTAGCAGTGGCATTTGCTGTTAATGACATTGTTATTTCACCATTAGAAGCATCAGATATATTGGCAGTTATAGTAGTAGCTGTTGTCGAATAATAAGATTTTCTTAGTTGAGATCTAGCAGACCATCCTGTTAAATCTTTAGGATCGCCGCCTTCCTGATTGAAATATACAGTTACGGAAAAATCCGCACCTTGATCCAACAGTAGATTAGAGGTTACAGCCATTAGTTATCTCCATGATCTAATATTTATAAATTAAGAATTATCTAAAAGCTGGTCCACCAATCCATATTACTAGTGTTTTTCGCTCACCTTTCAATACTGGATTTACCTTATGTAAAGTATACGAGGGGAATCCCGCTATTAACCCTTTTTCTTTTAGTACTTCTTGTTCTTCATTAGAATTTTTTACTAGAAGTTCACCACCTTCATACGATGCCGGATCAGATAGTTGTAAAATAATACTAAATTTTCTTGGTAGTGTTGAAGTATAAGTAGCATCTATGTGCCAGTCATAGTGTCCTTGATATTCACTACTATAAACTGTATATTGAAAATCTTCTACAAAACCATAAAGATTAAAATTGTAAAATTTATTGTTTAATTCTCTACTGACCCAGGCAAGTTTAGAATATAACCAATCAGTATCCTTATTCTGATGTATCCAACCTACTTTAGATTTTCTAATATCTTTAACTACTTCTCCTCTTGTGTCCCCAACTAATGCATCGTCCAATAGTAAATTAGCATCACAATACTTAACAATTTCATCTAATTCAGTATCAGTAAATGCTCCTCGCCAAGTTACAAAAGAAGCTAAATACTCATTCATTGGTTTAGTTGGTAAAAATTGATATAATGACATTATGCGTACTCTATCCAACCCGTCATAATATATTTACTACCTCTTAGAGGCGGGTTTCCTCTATGAGTATGTGTATAAGCGGAAGGAAATATAACAAGTGTTCCTTCTTTAGGAGGAACTCTTAAATTTTGATATAGAAACTCTGTTTCTCCACCTTCAACTACATCATTAAGATATAGAATATAAACACCTATTCTTCTTGAAAATTCTACACTACCATTTTCACAATGCCATACATGATATCCTCCCCCTGGCAAAGTCTTTTGTAATTTGTAAGTATAAATAGTGTGTTTGCTATAATTTGTTAATGTATCAAATTCCTTTATATATTGGCTATAACATACATCCCAGAATGATGTATTAAATTCATTAATGTAACCACTAAGATTTTGATATGTAAAACTTATATCCCAGTAATTTAAAGGATTCAACGCTGCAGATTGGTCCTTTTTAATATTTTCGCCTTCTGGTCTATTCCAATATCTGTTAGTTTTTAAACACCATTCGAAATATTCTATTAACCCTACACAAAATTGTCTTGATACAGCATTATCGTATATCCTAATAAAACTTTCTGCTTCACTTTGTTCACTCATAAGTATCCTTATACAGGAAATTGTTCTAAATTATTTAGTACCATCTTAGTTCTTCTCCAACTACCTATAGGTGCAGCTTGAGTTATAGAATATTCTAAGTGCACATTAAATGGGACTTCATCTTGATTCTGATAAACTAAATTTCCATTTTCATCTTTTATATCATAATAAGGTTTTTCATATAAAAAAGAATTGATAGCAATGGGATAAAGTTCTGGATCGTTAGGAGTATATTCGACTATGAATGATCCTTCTTGAATATTTACTGATTTAATAGTATAAGTATAGGTTAAATCCATTATTGTCTGCTCCAAGATATTGATAAGCTTCCCGATGTGGGTGCTACTGAATATGAATATTGTGTTCTGTAATTTAATTTTTGTGCAATATAGTTAGTGGGCGACGCAGATGTACCAGATGATCCTGATGTTGCTCCGGAACCAGCTGAACCTGAATTTCCAGCAGATCCGATTCTGCCCGGCCAATCATTAGGAGCTGCCCCAGCTCCTGAACCTGGACTACCTCCATTTCCATTTCCCCCAGGATTTCCTCCATTACCATATCCAGCTCCAAATCCTGGACTACCTCCATTTCCATTATTATAACTATTTTGACCAGCCCAAGTATTAGGAGCAGCACCTGCTCCAGAACCTGCCGAACCTACATTACCATTTGCCCCTGCCGTTCCTGCAGAACCAGGACTACCTGCAGGAGTATTTACAGTTAAGCTATGACTAGCTCCATATGATCCTGCTGAACCTTTTCCTGTTTGTGACCCTGGACCTCCCGCACCTGCGGCCGTTCCTCCAGATCCAGAGGTACCTGTTAAACCTCCACCACCTGCAGCATTATTAGGTATTGTCCAGCCAATACCATTATTTGTCGGCACTCCTGGACCAACTGAATAACTTGAACCACCTCCACCTCCAGCACCACCTCCTATATTATTGAAAGTGTATCCTAATTGACCTCCGGCACCACCCGCGCCACCTGCTCCATTATTACCATCATTACCTTTATTCCCTGGATTACCAGCATTTCCCCCAGGACCACCTGTACCGTTTACACCATCATTACCTTTATTTCCTGGATTACCTGCTCCTCCACCATATCCTCTAGAACCATTGTATCCGTCATTACCTTTACTACCATTATTTCCTGCGTTGCCTCCTGGGCCTGCTGCACCATTACTACCGGATGATCCTGCAGAGCCTGCATTACCAGCACTACCACCTCCCCCTGCCAATCCTCCACTTCCTGTAAAACTAGAAAAAGTTGTTGATTGTCCAGCACTACCGGGATTACCTGCGCTTCCTAATCTACCAGGCCAATCGTTAGGTGCTGCTGTTGCACCAGTGCCAGCAGACCCAGAATTACCTGCGCTTCCTAATCTACCAGGCCAATCGTTAGGTGCTGCCGTTGCCCCATATCCATCCTCTCCATCCCCGCCACCTCCTCCATACATACCAGGCCAACTATTTGGGGCATACGCCGGATTGCCGCCTGAACCAGGATTACCAGCACTACCAACTCTGCCAGGCCAATCATTAGGAGCTGCTGTAGCACCTGTTCCTGCTGAACCTGTTGCTCCTGGATTTCCTTGTATTAAATAATAGGTTCCAGTATTTTCATTTGCACCGCCACCAGATCCACCGCCGCCTCCACCGCCGCCTGCGAATCCGTAAGATGGACCACTTATACCTGCTACATTAGCATAAATTCCATTAGGATATTGCATCTGATCTATTGGACCAGAAAATCCATACCCATATCCTCCGTCTCCACCGCCGCCTAATAAGTTATATGCCCCGCCTATTCCTTTACTCGCACCATAACCACTTGATCCTGCACCAGGATTAGCAGGGTTACTAAATGCTCCTCCTGGATTACCAGCTGATCCATTTGCTCTACCAGGAACAGTATTACTTCCCCAAAACGCACCTGATCCTCCAGCACCAAAAGACCCTGGTTGACCTATATAATTCCATGTACCACCAGTATCACCACCTTGGAAGGATGGACTTCCCCAACCCCCATAAGCTGTGGCAGTGAATGACCCTGCGCTACCTGTTCCGCCTGTAGCTCCAGGGTTACCAGCAGTACCACCTGGACCAGCGGCTCCATTAATACCGTCATTACCTTTACTACCGGGACCACCTGATCCTCCGGGACCGCCCGTACCGCTATATCCGTCCCCGCCAGCATTACCTGGATTCCCAGCCGATCCTCCTGGACCCCCTACACCGCTGCTACCATCATTACCTTTATTCCCTGGATTACCAGCCGATCCTCCTGGACCAGCAGCTCCGTTATTGCCATCATTTCCTGGATTACCAGGAGAACCAACTAAGGTGACATTGACTAAACGTACACCAAAAGGTAACGATATAGATCCACTAGTACCTGCAGTTTTTGATATTGAACCTGCATTAACTAATGTTCTTTTTAATGCAAATCCTGCCATTTTTCCTTATCCGTTTTGAATTGCCTCTATGATTGCTAATCTTCCTGTTCTAATTATCATACTATTATTTGATGTTACAGCTGTCATAACAGGCTCACTCAATGGGCAAGTTATAGTAATATTATTTTTAGCAATGTAATCTAAAAATGCAGTATTCATACTGGCGAAAAAATTAGCTACTTGTCCTTCATTGTGATAAAATGCTTTTACATAATCTGTTTTATTTCTTATTAAAGTATTAACAAGTAAATAAACTTCCCTCGGAGGGGTTGAATAATCTGCATGTATAACTATGTTGCGTAACATTTATTGCTCCGTTAAGCTAATGCTGCTAAAACATATGACCCAAAATAAGAATTTCCGCCATCTACGGTCATAAAAGATAGCATGTCTATATTACCAGGTCCACTTAATACTGGGGCTACTCCATCAGTATATTTTGCTCTTTGAACCGTCAAAGTTTTAGTTCCCGATCCGGTAGGTCTAACTATAATTGATATAGTTCTTGCCCTTAAAGAAGGGGGAGGATTAGTAAATGTTACTGTTGTACTTGTTGCTAAGTTCATATCAAATATACCACCTAACGACCAATCTATGGTTGTATTAGCAGTACTTGCTGTTACATTAGTTACTTTTTCTGAAAAATAATTAGCATCTACTGCACCAACAACAGTAATATTACTAATTGTAGTATTTGCTATGCCTGCAGCCAGTTGAGCATTTGAAACCGCACCAGTTGCACCAGCAACACTTGACACCCCACCTGTTATAGTTATGATGCCGGTACTATTATCATATGATCCAGAACCAGTTACTGATATTGCTGTTCGAGCTCTTGCATTAGTATAGTACAAATTAGATTGTTCAGCAATATTAGCAGTTGTTAAAGATACAGCACCAACTTGCCCATTAACAGAAGAGACACCTCCAGTAATTGTAATAATACCAGTACTATTGTCATACGATCCAGAACCAGTTACTGATATAGCAGTTCTTGCACGAGCATTTGTATAATATAAATTGGTTAGTTCTACTACATTAGCAGTAGTTAATGTTTGTGTCGTTACACCACTAACATTATTTACAAATATACTGGAGGCAAAAATATTTCCAAAGGTGACATTACCTGTTACAGTTTTGCCACCTAAGTCTAACGGGGTATCAAGTGCCCTGCCTACTATTTTCTTTACAGGCATTTTAACCTCTTATTAGGCAGGCTGTGTTTCTACCTCTACCCAGCTTGTTGTATCTTCATCCCAACGGTACATCTTTCCATCTGTAGGCATTGGTGTTGGAGGATCCCAACGACATGTTTCTTCGTTAATTACCCAAGAATTAAATGGTTTAGGAGGGATGAATGCGTCTCTGTTAGCATCATATGAATATCCTATACCAGCGTAATTCTTTCTGAAATTAGCGTTGTATGAAGTTTGTTTCCAAACCCCGCCAAGTAGCCTTTCGCAGAATGCTGCACCAATATGTTCTTTTTCTACACCATTGGCGTCAGAAGTATCTGCGTTACCTACCACTATAACTCTTGTGACAATATTGTTACCATCAATTTCAGCAAAATGAGCCATTTCTACTCCTTTAAATGAAGCCCGGTTAAATCGTTATCCTCTCCGATATATCCCATCGGAAAAGTATTTATAGCTAAACTAATTCTGGTGTCCAAACCAGATTTTGTTTCGACAAGATGTGTTAAAGAAGATGGGAACATAATTAGTTGCCCTTGTTTCGCTTCAAACCACCAGGAGTCACTATTCCAATCATTGAACGTGTCCGTTGGTATTTTGATCTGCGTATAACCATCTTTAAAGAAAAATATCTTGTCGTTCTCATCTGTATTTATGTATAATACCATAGATACAAATGAATTTGGATGAGCATGTTTGTGATGATATTGTCCGGGTTTAGTATAATTAAACCAAGATTGAGTAATTTTTAAACTAAGATCATTTCTTGGTACATACACTGTAGACAAATATATGTGCAAACTTTGCTCTACAAATTCTTTTATTCCTTTTAATTTTTTATCTTCAAGAACATAAGAATTTTTACTTGTTGTATTACCCATATTAGGGCGCTGTTCAAGCTCATTAATAAAATCTAATTCTTTTTTAGTGAACTCTCTGCCAATGTCAAAAAATCCGATTGGTGTCGGAAATAAATTATGTACTCTCATCCATTAATCGCTTTCTCAATCATCTCCTGTTGTCCGGTTATCTGAGCATGCTGTTCTGGTAACCAAATAGTATTGACTGAATCTTCAAATTGTTTAATTTTATCCATGGTATCCATCACTTCATCCCAGGTAGGACATGGTCTTGGATCTTCCCATCTGGTAAAGGTTGTGTTAGAAATTTCCCATTTTGCTCCAGGACGAAGCATTTCCATTGCTGTATCTATACCATATAATCTATATATCTTACTTTGCATATTAACTCCATGTAATAATTACTATACCTGAACCACCTTGGCCACCTGTGGCATTAATAGCACCGCCGCCACCGCCACCGCCAGTGTTTGTTGTTCCATCCGAAGGAGTTGCTCCTGGAGTTATTTGTCCAGCGCCCCCACCACCAGCACCACCGGTTCCTGCTGAAGGTATACCTCGACCACCTGCACCACCTCCACCTGCATAAGTAGTAGCAATGCCGGAGATAGTAGATGATAATCCTGCTCCACCGCTACCTGCTGCTGTTCCTGGACCACCGTGACTAGTGCCAGCTGAACTTGCACCGCCTCCGCCTCCACCACCAAAAGGTGTTAAATCATATCTACCTGATCCGCCACTATTCCCTTGTCCTGCAGTACCTGGACCACCTGAATAAACAGTTCCTGGTTGACTACTATTGAAACCTCCGCCTCCACCAGAACCTCCTGCTTGACCTGTGGACCACGGCTCACCTGCTCCTCCTGCACCGCCCCCTACAGAAGTAATTGTAGAAAATACAGAGTTGCCTCCGTTGGTAGCGCTTGCACCACTACCACCTGCTCCTACAGTTACTATATATGTATTTCCTGCAGTTACTGCTAAATTTGTTCCTGTTAGAAAACCACCTGCTCCACCACCACCAATACCTCTAGCACCACCACCCCCAGCAACAACGAGATAATTTACTGAAGTAATTCCAGGTGGAGCAGTCCAACTACCTGAAGTATAAAATATTGTACGTTTCTTTGTTCGAGGAATTAAATATGATAGGACAACGATACCTGAACCGCCTAATGCTCCTGCAGACAAGGGTGAATTTCCGCCTCCACCTCCTCCACCCCCGGTATTGGCTGTACCTGCAGTGGCAGCACCTAGTCCGCCCGCTCCGCCACCACCTAATCCCCCTATTCCTATAGACCCTGGTATTCTAGCATCTTGCCCTCCACCGCCACCTCCACCATAATAAGTTGAAGTACCAGATATTGTGTTAATAATTCCGTTTCCACCTTTACCTGAACCAGATCCTGTAGCATTTGCCCCGTTTTCACCAGCTCCTCCTCCGCCACCTGCAGCAAATGGGTCTGATGACCCAGAACCGGTTCTTCCATTTCCCCCGTTATTACCTTGAGAAGGCGATGTGGATGGTACGTTCCCTAATCCTCCGTTAGCAGACCCACCTGGGCTTAACCAAGAAGCACCTCCACCTGACCCACCGTTTATTCCATTAGAAGTAGAATCTGAACCTCCGCCTCCGCCACCACTAGAAGTAATGCTACTAAATGAAGAGTTTCCACCATTTCCTCCTTTTATACTAGGAGCGCTGGCAGACCCACCTCCACCTACTGTAATACTATATGTGTTGCCAGCTACAACAGTTAAACCAGTTCCTAGTCTTAAACCGCCTGCTCCTCCGCCTCCACCAGTTCCATATCCACCTCCGCCACCTCCGGCTACTACAAGATAATCTACTTGTGTAACACCTTCAGGTGCTGTCCATGAACCAGATGCAGTAAAAGATTGTATAACTCTGAAACCTGTACCGGGCCAGAGACCAGCTTGAGTGTATGCTGCTGCTTGAGATAGAGTCCACATTCCCGACGCAACATAAAGTGTCGGTTCTAAATTAGCTCTTGATATGATCTTACCAGGATAATCCAAAATTTAACTCCATCTAAGTATTACGATTCCAGAACCACCGGCACCTGCTCTTATACCAGGAGTCCCTGAAGAGTTACCACAACCCCCGCCACCGCTACCTGTATTAGCAACACCATTTGAACCACTAGTATTATTTTGACCGCCGTTTCCGCCTATACCGGAACCTCCATATCCTGCTCCTGTAAGAGAAGGTGAATTCGAGGAACCCCCGCCTCCGCCACCATAAAATGCTGAGATTCCCGTAATACTAGAAGATAAACCACTTCCCCCGTTGCCACCTATCCCAGCATTTGCTGCAGGAAATGTTGCTGTACCTCCGACTGATCCAGCTCCCCCACCCCCTCCTGCTGCATAATTACCTCCAGGTTGTGAATTGCTAGCACCACCATTATTACCCTGTGAAGGTGTTGTGGAAGGAACGTTTCCTAACGCACCGGCTTGATAAGGTACAAGCCCTCCTCCGCCTCCAGACCCACCACTAGTTGCCGCACTACTTAATCCGGCTCCTGTTCCTCCTCCATTCGATGATATTGTAGCAAATGTGCTGTTTCCGCCATTGCTTCCTGCTCCTCCTCCTGAAGGACCTGCTGCTCCCCCAGCGCCTACAGTAATATTATAAGTATTACCTGCAGTTACGCCAAATCCTGTACCAGTTCTAACTCCACCTGCCCCAGCACCTGCCCCCAAATTTCCTTCACCGCCACCGCCTCCAGCAACTACTAAGTATTCGACCTGATTAACACCGACCGGGGCTGTCCATTTTCCTGAAGTTGTAAATATTGCTACTTTATTAGTAGGTGGTATTAAATAACGAAGAGCTACGATACCAGAACCACCTGAACCACCAGGTCCATACGGGCTATCGCCGGCGCCGCCACCACCCCCTCCTGTATTAGCTGTGCCTGAAGTGCCTGATGCGCCAGGAGAACCAATTGTTCCTCCAGCGCCACCTCCACCTAAACCTCCATTACCTGCACCAGCTGAAGGATATGCTGGAGATGCAGGGGCAGCCGCTCCAGCGCCACCTCCACCGCCTCCGGCATAATAAACAGAATTACCAGAAATAACTAAAGCTATACCATTACCACCATCAGGTCTCATTGATGGACCAGCATTTAATCCCAATCCTACTTGCCCAGCTCCTCCGCCACCTCCAGTATTTCTGACTTCTGAATATTGTGGGCCTGATGTGAAATTCTGTCCACCATTATTGCCTTGTGAAGGTGAGGTTGACGGCACATTTCCTAATCCTCCAGGTTGAGGTATTATTCCAAAATTAGCATGCCCACCAGAACCAGCTCCTCCCCCACATCCACCATTGGATCCTTTTTCACCCAATTCACCACTTCTACCCCCACCATTAGCAGTAATAGTATGAAAAGAAGAATTGCCGCCAGCTGTTGCTGTTGTTGACGGCATAATACCACCTGAACCGCCTGAACCAACCGTAATAGAATATGTATTACCCGATTGAACAGCTAATCCAGAACCATATCTTAATCCCCCAGCCCCGCCGCCGCCTGCTCTATTATGTTGTCCACCTCCGCCACCTGCTACGACTAAGTAGTCAACAGATGACACATCTATTGGGCATGTCCATGAACCTGAAGTTGTAAATTCTTGATAAACAAACTGATAACCTGAAGGAGCAATTTGAAACATACCTGTTGAATTAAAGGTATGAATAGTATAACCACCTGATCTTGTTACTGTACCACCTATAGCATTCATAGTGCCAGTAAGATAACGAAGAATAACTACACCAGAGCCGCCTGAACCGCCAGGAGTGCTAGATTGTCCTGCAGCTCCACCATTACCTGTATTATTAGATGCAGAAGCGCCACCTGAATTACTTCCTCCTGTAGCATAAGTAACTGAACTACCAGAAATACTATTTGCTAAACCCGATCCACCCCCGGAACTAGGAGAACTAGCACCGTTGCCTCCAGCACCGCCACCGCCCCCACCTATACTAAAACCCCCGTTACCACCATTATTACCTTGCCCAGGTATACCTTTAGATCCAAGTGTAAAGGAAGGGACACCTCCATAAGTTCCACCACCACCTCCAGATCCTCCATTACCACCTGTCCATGGAGTAGAACTAACACCATGATCTACGCCTCCTCCTGCACCACCACCTACAGATATAATAGACGAGAAAGAGGAATTAGTTCCTTGTTTACCGCTGTTTCCAACTGAACCACTATATGTTGCTCCTGAACCTCCAGACCCAACTGTCACTACATAAGTTAATCCGGTATTGACGGAAAAATTGGTACCATATAAATATCCTCCGGCACCTCCACCGCCACCACCTCCACCGCTAGAATAACCGGTTCCACCACCTCCGCCTCCAGCAACAACTAAATATTCAACAGTTGGTCCGGGCCATAAATTTCTACCCTTATAATAAAACTGTTTGGCAAGAGTCCATACGCCACTCGCTTGAGCAGCATCAACTGTAGGACCGACGGCGGATATTATTCCGCCAGTATATCTATGTATAGACATTAATTAAGTGATTAATTCGAATGATGCCACAAAAGATAATGCGCTACCTGTATTGCTAGTTACGCCCACTGATTGATTTTCTGTCACATAAAAAGAAGTTGTCTTATCAGTAACAATCAAAGATGCGTTAGGTGGCACATTAATTTGATACGCCAGATAAAAAGGTGTTCCGCTAGCAAACGTTGCGTTATTACTTATTGCAACACTAGCAGGGACAGTATTACCGGTTAAATTAGAAACAACAATGCTATCTATTTTATGTACATTACTTGTTCCGGGGTTCAATCCAGTTAAAGCTGTAGTACCATCATATCTCCAGGCAGCGTTTGCTGTAGTATCCGTGGGTGTTAAATATGCTGTACCTCCTTTAATGGAAGTTACGCTAACTATATTAGGATTCGGCATTTCTTAACCTTTAAAATCCGAAAATTAATGACATTGCGATCGCTTTACCTGTAGTTGCAGCACTGGCGACTTCACTATATTTAGCAAGTCGAGTTCCACCGGCAGATGTGCCATCATGTACTTTTAGTGTATTAAGATCAGTATCAACAGTAACTTCTCCAGCAACACCAGTAAAAGTATTATGCTGTGTTGTTGTACCACGTCTTAATTGAATTTGTTTAGCCATTAGGCGATACTCCCGAAATCGTCTGTTGAATCTATAGCACCAGTAATTAGACCCCAATCCTCAGTGTTGCTTCTTGTAATATTTATTACGCCTGTTGAATTATCGTAAGTACCATCACCGGTGTTTGATGTTAAAGTTATTGATGTTCGTGCTCTTGCATTAGTATAAAATAAATTAGTTGATTCAATTATGTTGGCAGAGTATAGTGCCGAAATATCAGCATTGGATACTACAAAATTTGCAACGTACCTTGATCTTGATCCCATTTAAAACCTATTGGTTAAATTTGATTATGACGATACCAGAACCACCTGGTCCTCCAGGTCCTTGAGCTTGTATCGCTGCTCTCGCACCGCCTCCTCCACCACCTCCAGTACCATTTGAACCAGCATATCCAGAATTAGTAGTATCTCTTTCTCCACCATTACCTCCACCACCATTACCACCAGTACCTGCTATACCATTAGTTGCGCCAGTACCTCCTGCGCCTCCACCACCTCCATATACAACACTTATTCCTGTTATTGGGACACTATATCCAGGACCACCATTACCGCCAGCACCTAGCCCAACACCTGCACCGCCGGCACCACCTGCGCCTCCGCCTCCTCCACCTGCATTCCAGCTAGGACCAGAACCGGAACGTCCTCCGCTGTAACCTTGAACAGAATTCGTATCTGGAGGCGAAGCTGATGCTGGAGTGTTTCCGACCCCACCTGCAGGTGCAGTAGAATCTATTGCATTTCCTCCCCCAGAACCACCTGAAGCTGCTGCGGACGGATTAGGTGGGGGATAACTTTGTCCACCACCACCTCCTGCAGATATAATTGTGCTAAACACCGAATTACTACCCGATCCTCCGTTCCCGCTACCTACACCAGATCCTCCTGCCCCTACAGTAACAGTATATGTATTTCCGGCGGTTATTGGAAAATTAACACCATATCGTAAACCTCCAGCACCACCTCCTCCGCCGCCACCGCCACCGCCACCGCCTCCAGCAACTACTAAGTAATCTACACTAGATACACCTGTTGGAACAACGAAAGAAGATGTAGAAGTAAATGTTAGTATTGATCTATTAGGTACTAAGTATTTAAGTATAACTATACCTGAACCACCTGTTCCACTTCCTGCATTACCAGGAGCTGTGGAACTTCCACCACCCCCTCCTCCCGTATTAGGTGATCCACTAGTTGCAGAACCTCCAGGAGCTGCACCAGCGCCTCCTCCACCATTACCACCTAAACCTCTAGTTCCACCATATACAGTATTTGCACCGCCTCCACCACCACCTGCATATGTAATAGAAGTTCCAGAAATACTTGATATTGCTCCCTCTCCCCCTGCCCCTGAAATTCCTGTGGAAGTATTCCCATCAATCCCAGCTGAAAAAGCACCGCCTCCACCGCCTGATGTATATGGAGAAGTAAACGGGATTCCTCCGTTTCCTCCTCTATTTCCCTGACTAGGGGTCGTAGCAGGGGTGTTTCCTAATCCCCCAATTTGTCCTGGGTAACTGCCTCCACCAGAACCTCCATTTTTTCCACTACCTGCTACAGTACCGCCACCGCCTCCTGTGGACGTAATAGAGCTGAATATACTATTTTCACCTGTCGTATTTGCAGGTCCGCCAGCCCCAACCGTTATACTATAAGTATTACCTGCAGTTACTGCTAATCCTGTACCAGTTCTAAATCCACCAGCTCCGCCACCTCCTGCAGAAGAACTTCCGCCGCCACCGCCTCCACCTGCTACAACAAGATATTCGACTTCAGTCACACCTGTTGGAGCTGTCCAAGAACCACTAGCCAAAAAGGTTTGTATTACATAGTAACCAGATGAAGGCCATAGCCCAGCTACTTTAAACAAAAATTGTTCTTGGCTAGACCATAAACCAGAGGCAACTTCAGTATTTGCTAAATTTAATCTACCTATTGCGCCACCAAAAGATTTCATTATCGTATTAAATCGTAACTAACTAAGGATTGAAGAACACTATTTGCACTTGCATAAGCATACAACGAATCATTTTCTTCAAGATATATTTGCATGTCTTTTGTTGCTGCTACAAAGGTTGAGTCTGCAGGCACATTGATTGTATAAGATATGAAGAATGTACTAACATTATTTTTAAGTAGTCCAACAGTCACATCTGCAGATGAAGTTCCATTTGCGTTTGCTATAACTATAGAATTAATCTTTACTAGATTATTACTTAATGCAGCATTAACAACTAAAGTGGAATTGCTGGTGGTTAGAACGTTACCAGTTATTTTACCGGTAACTGAACTAATGTTAATTAAATTTGGTGCTGCCATTTATCCTCCAAATAAAAGATTCACAGTATAAGCAGTTTTTTGGCTTCTTTCATTGGTAAAATATAAATTGGTGTTTTCAGTAATATTTGAGGTATAAACAGTGCCCAAGTCACTTGCCGTTACTGCACCATCAGCAATATTGTTACTACTAATTATAAAATCTGCTATGTATCTTGATTTTGTTATTGGCATTTTTGTTATTTATTGATTAAACTTGATTATGACGATACCAGAACCACCTGATGTTGCTCCACTTCCCCCTCCTCCAGTATTTGTAGTACCAGCGCTTGGGAAAGTAGCCCCACCACCTGCACCACCTGCACCATTAGTTGAAGTGCCAGTTCCGCCACCGCCTCCAGCGTATGCCACATTTGAACCAGATATTGTAGAGTATATACCATTACCTCCTCTACCCGCATTTCCATAAGGTGAAACTGAAGAAAATCCAGCTTCCCCTGCACCGCCTCCGCCGCCCCCTGAGCCGGCTGTAGGATTACTTGGTGCACCAGTTCCTCCACTATTGCCTTGAGAAGGTGAAGTATTAGGAATGTTACCTGTTCCTGCACTATTATTAGGACCATATCCTCCGCCCCCGCCTGAACCTCCAGATGATGCAGTGACACCACCTATTTCAGTTTGTCCTCCCCCATATCCTCCTCCACTTGCTACAATAGTATTAGCACCAGCCCCCGTTGGGCTTTCTATCAAAGCAGCGCCAAATATAGATGAATTAGATCCTTTTGCAGCTGAATAAGTGCCACCTGCACCCACTGTAACAACGTAAGTATTACCAGCAGTGACTGATACTCCTGTAGCAAGCCTTAAACCCCCAGCACCACCTCCTCCATAACCACCTCCAGATCCCCCTCCGGCAACTATAAGATAATCCATACTTGTTACACCAGTCGGAACAATAAATGAAGATGTAGATTTAAATGTAAGTATTGACTGTCTTGGCACTAAATATTTAAGTATTACGATACCGGAGCCGCCTGATCCACCTCCAGTTTTACTATAAGGGCTGCCCCCTTCTGTTCCGCCACCTCCGCCACCTCCGCCGGTATTTGGTGTGGCATTCATTGACGGTGAGAATGGAGGAGTTGTCCCTTGGGGACTGCCTGGTCCTCCGTTACCGCCTCCGCCGAGGCCACCAGTACCAACCGTACCCCCATTATTAAATAAACCTCCGCCGCCTCCTCCAGCATAGGTAACTGAGTACCCGCTGATAGTACTATTAGCACCAATACCACCTGCGCCGCCAGTGGTGCTAGTACCAGCTCCACCTACATCT